ACGTCATACTTGTTTTAGTTCCTGAAATCTGAAATCTTCTTATATAAAATCTGTAATCTGTGCTACTTGCAGTCAAATTATCACCTGTAAACCAATATCCATAACTTCCTGTTGGATTCACCAAAAAACCTGGTTTGACTTGTAAGTCATATTGTCCGATTACATTATCACCCTCATCATTTGTTTGGAATGAATCCACTGTAAATGCGTCTCCATTGAAACCAACAACGTTATTGTTTATTTTGATTCTAAAGTCTTCTCCACTAAATGCTTCCGAAGTTCCTCCTAAAGTGCCAGCATCATAACCTTGTGCTCTACTATAAACTGCCATACTACCACTATCAGCGCTTTGATTGAAAAGTGATGCCGTATAAAGATTCAATGTGCTTGTTGTATCGGTAACAGAACTGTTTTTCCAATTTCTACCTGTAGCTCTAAATGATAATTGATAATTCAAAGTATTGTTTGCTGTTCTATTTTGTCCAACGTTATCAGTATTACTATCAAGTGAAAAACTTAATGAAGAACTTGCAACTGCGATATCTTGAATTTGTGGGTCAAAACCACTACTTCTTTTTGTAGTTCTTGTTGCATCAATTACATAATTAGTAGCACCTGTTGATGATACTCCAGTATTAGATACTGTTGTGGTTGTGTTACTTAATGTAGTTGAACCAATATTTTCCCAAGTATCAGTTGGATTTGAATTTACCAATACTGATGTTGCATATCCATACGCTGGGTCAAAGGATTTACTTACTTCTGAATCAAAAGTGAATGAGTAAGTAGTAGTTAACAAATATGGTGCACCACTTAAACTTCTTGAAGTTGCAGTGAATCCAGTTCTTTTAAGAGAACTTGTTACTACTGCAGTTGGTGCGCCTGTAGTAATATCACTTGGTAACCCACCTGCATAAAGGTAAAATCTTGTTGTTCCGTCCGAACCATTTTTGTATTCAAAATCACTCATTGAACCAGTCTTTAATCCAACAACAACATCGTGTATTTGGTAATATCCACTAGCAGAAATATTTGTAGCAGAAGTCGCACCACCTGTATATTTTCTACCACTTATTGGTCCTGCTACATTGTTAAAATCACCATCTTGAAATGCAGATGGTATAACAGCTGGCTGTGATGTTACTATTTTAGTTAGTGTCAAATTATCAGCTGATGTACCAAATGAATCTTGTTCATATTCTACAAAAGAATGTGTATGGAATGTAGAACTCGCATCAGGTGTTTGGTCTGAATAATTATCACTAAATGATTGTGATGCGATAACTCTGACTGTATATGCGGTAGCATTACCACTTGTTAATCCACCCAAACCAAACGTGTTTGCACTACTACTAACAATCGTAGAACCACCAGCATTTGCTGTTATGGTGTTTGTAAGTGTACCAAATGTACCTTGTGTTGTAATATTTGAAGATGGAATTCTTGAAGCATAGGAACCGTGAAATGGATTTGTAGCTACATCATTACTATTAGTTCCTCTATCACTTGTTTGTACAAATCCTTTTAATTCTAAATAATCTTGAACTTCTCTGTAAGAACCTGTTTCACTTAAATCAATAAATGCTGAGCCAGTCCAACTATTACTTAATCTTGCATTCTCATATGTAGAACCCAACACACCATTCAATAATGAACTCTTACTTGTTTCACTTCCATCTGAATGTGCTGTTGTTACACTATTCCAAATTTTTGTATTTGGTGCTGCGTCTGATACATCCAATGAATGGCTCATAGCACCTGCAATAAATCTTAAAATCTCACTTACGTGTGTAGTGTTATCAAAATTATTAAAATAACTACCATCTAAACTTACACCCCACGGATTAGAAGTTGGATATCCGTTTTGTATATTATTAGTTTTTATAGCAGTTGAACCACTATCAGCCTGTTCTACTTGTAAAAAAGTATTATTATCAGAGCCTGTTATTACAAGTGTTTGTCTACGTATCTCTTTACCAAGATAATTCACTATGTAATCTCCAATATACTAGCAAACACATCAAGGTCACTATTAGCATTAGCTTGAGTTTCTAATTTATCCCCCGCTCCCAAGTTAATTGGTTTCTCGATTACAGTTGTAGAATCTGCTGGAACTAAAACTGTTTTTAAGAGATATCGTCTTGTATTAAAATTAGCACTACCACTAATAGCTATATCAATAGTAGCATCATTTGTTCCATCAACATTACTAACATACATAGCGTGTACAACTGAGGTTGTATCAGCTGGGCAAGTGTAAATTGGTTGTAAGGTTGTAGTTGAACCTGTTGCTGCACTTTTAAAGGTTTGAGCCATTATTATCCTCCAAATACTATGGCTAAAGCAGTTGCTGTATCAACAACACTTGTGCCTTGTTCAAAAACTCTACCTGTTGTGTTTACACTACCTGAAGTTACTAAAACGTATTCTCCTTGTGTTGTATTCTCACTACCACTAATAAAAAGTGAACCAGTATTTATTTGAAATGAACCTGATAAATCTTTACTTAGTTGTTTCGAGTCTATTAAAGCCATAATCTTCTTGCTTTCTTTCTTCCCACCACGAAGTTATTGATTTTGAAATCTTCTTTTTGTGTTGGTAAGATTTTGGTTGTTTCATTTTCTCGATTGTTTCGAGAGTAAATTTTCTATCTAACTGAGCGCAGGATTTACATACAGTATTATTTTCCACTGCTCTATCAAAAGCATCTTTTCTTGTATATGTTAAAATTTTACTACAATCGGGACACTTTCTATTTTTTCTATTCTTCCAATGTCTTTTTCTCATCTTATATATAAATATCTAAGAATGGTAAAACCAAAGTGGAATTATGAATTAAATTTACCAAAACCAACAATTTCATCATCACTTGATAGGTTATAACCTAAATTAGATGTATTAACGTGCAATTCAAGTGTTGAACCTTTTTGTTGTATGTTTAACGCATCATATTCCATAATCATACCATTTATAAAAAACATAAAATCATCTTTACTTGTAGAAGTCATAGTGTCTGTAGAAGCTGTTACTGCAGCAAAACTTGCAGTTGTCGTACTGATACTAGCAGTATGTGTAAATGATTTTCTAAGATATTCATTTTGTGCAATACTTGTATTGAATGATAACCGAGCTGCTCGTTCCGTAGCTAAATCACTCGCATCATTTGCTACAGCACTATTAGCAATCTCATCGATAGCTGTACTTGAGTTTATACTAAGGGAACCTGTTAGTGCTAGACTTCCTGTAAATTCGTGTTTATCATCAAGGGTGTTTCCAAATAGTGTTGAACCACTTCTTTGTATTTGAAATGATTGAGTTAATTCACTTCGAATAACTTCAGCAACTATACTACCTGTTATAGTCAGATTACCATCTATAGTAGTATCCCCAGTAACCGATAACGAACCTGTAATATGTGTATCACCACCAAAACTAGCAGTTCCATTTGCACTACCAGATATACTTTTAGTTTTTAGCTCTAAAGGATTTTCTGTTGTAAAAGAATTAAAAGTTACGTTAGATGATGATTCTACCGCCTGTCCGATTGATAAAGTTATACTTTCTGCTTCTTGAAGATATATGAATTTAGAATCATCGTGTGATGTCGTTACACCTGTACTTCCACTTATCCTTATTGGTGATTTTACTATTAAGTTAGCCATCTTATGTATTGAATTTGCCGAGTGCTATTATCTCATCATCACTTTCTAAATTATATCCTATTGAAGAGTTATCAACCATTAAGTGAAAACTACCAGTAGAAACTTGTTTGATGGATAATGCATCGTGTTCCATATATTGTCCATTGATAAAAAATACAAAGTCATTTTCATTTGTTGCAGTCATATCAGTAGGTGCTGATGCAGTTGTTGCGTTAAAACTAGCAGTCGCAATGTTTACTATTGAATTAGATGTTTTAAAGAAACTTTTTCTCAAATAATCTTGTTTTGTTCCCAAATCAGTTGTAGCGAATTGTTTTACAGCATTTTCTGTAACTAATGCTGTAGCACTTGAATCTGTTAAAGAAGTATCATTTGATATTTCGTTAATTGTATATCCATTTAAAACAAGTGAACCTGTTAGTGCTAAACTACCCGTGTAGGTATGTGAATCATCTTGAGTATCTCCAAACTTACTAGAACCACTTGTAAACAAAATAGATGCAGATACAAATTCTGTTTTAACTTCTTGAGCAGTTAGTATACCACCTACAGTTAAATTACCATCTATAGTAGAATTAGATGTTACATCTAAACTACCAGTTACTTTTACACTACCTTGTATACCATCACTACCATATGATATACCACCTATTTGTGCACTACTAGCTGATATGGTATTGAAAGTTACATCATCTGATGTACCAACCGCTTGTCCTATTGATATAGTTTGTTGTAAGTTATTAGAACCATCCCAAGCAACACCAGTATTACTTATTGTTATACCAGTTCCTTGTAGTAAGGTTAATGGATTTGAAGTTGAAATACGTACTTCTGTTCCAACTCGTGGTAGCGTATCTTCAGTTTCAGGATCGGGTGCTTCAGGATCGAATTCAGAAAATGGGCGTTGTACATCAAAACCTCTTCCAACTACAATCGGTGATTGTCTATGATGTGCTGTTTTACTATAATCTAAATTACCATAACCTGTTTTATCTTTACCTAAATCTGCTACCTCTGTACTAAAAACTAATCTCTTTGGTGATAAGAATCTTTTTGTTGTTAATTCATCATTAAATTTTTCAGGTAGTAGGTAACCACGAAAGTTAAAATTAAACTCTGTTCTTATAAGTCTTTCTTCTGTACTGATTTCACTAGCATCAGTAAATTCTTCTACGTTAACTCTGAACTTAAACTTACCTGGCTCACCCCAATATGAACCATCAGAATATGTTATTTGTTCTATTAGGTGATTCATTTGTTCTACGTAAGTAGTCCAAACTCTAGCTTGATATTGCATAGTAACAAAATCAGGCATAGAAACTCTAAATATTTCTTTTTGAGGTCTTAAGCCTGTTTGTGTTGAAAACTGGTCATATCTATTTACGTTACTATACTTTTGTTTAAACGTTTGAAATATGGCTGGTTTGTTAGCATCTAACTTATCCACTGTTACTTGTTCATCTTTTTGAAGTGATATTCTTCTAAAAAGAATAACAGGTGTTATTATCTGTCCACCCTTATCTCTTATATAACCATCTGCTCTTGAAGCTTTCCATCTTTCAGGATTACCATAGAATACAGGAACTTTTACTTTCTCACCTTGTTCACTAACTTCTGGTTTAATAACTTCATTGAAGTAGTACATAATCGCAGCATCAAAGTCTTTAATCGTAGCGGTGATGTTCTTTATATCATCTTTATCTCTTCTTAATAATTCACCACGATTGAACTCATTTCCTATATATCTCAGAGCTCGTGGTAACGGCTTATTTCTTGCCATTAGATACTCCTAACTCTCTCAATTTGTAACTGTGTTCTTCTCACTAAGAATGTTATGGCTTGAATACCAAACTTTGCATCATCTCTACCACCAACCATCTGAGAATCATTTAAACTCTGTATTTCCCAATAGTTGTCAAACCAATCTATTATATCACCTGGTTCTAATACAAAACTAATTTCTGTTAATGATTTTCTCAAAAAGTTAAAAGTAGCATTTGTTTTTTTATCAGGTCCATATTCACTATTAAAAGTTTCAGCAGGATCTTGTGCAACTAATGCAGCTAACTTAACGCCTGGTTTGTAAAACTTACCACTAGCAGCTTCACCATACATATTTACTTTTGTATCTTGTTCAGATACTTTGTAAACATATACAATAGAATTAACTATACCATCTTGGTCTGTATATGGATTTCCAATTAGCTCTTTATTAAACTCTTGGAATCTCTCTACATCTCTATCATTAAAAAATCTTCCAGCCATATTATTAACCTATGTAAATTGGAAGTGGAACTTTAGTTAGTTTTTCTTGTAATAACGTAGCACTATCTCTATCTGCTTCAGTTAGGTTTCGTTGACTTGTTTTTTCTAACATTTCTCTAAGTTGTGATACTAAACCCTCTTTTTCAGCAGCTGCCTCGTTTCTTAAAGTATCTCCATCCATTTGAGTTTCACCATTTGGTATAGGTAAGTTTTGGTATTTACTTCTTACTAACCCTAAACTCTCTTTACATAAAGCTAATGCATATTTTCTTATCCATTGTTTACCCACATCATTAATTTGTTTATAGACAATATTATCATATGGTGCATTTGAAAAATCTGATATCTCATCTGCTACTGAAGCACTATAGTAATTCTTAGTTACTGAATCTCTATCACTAATTGTTAGGTAATCAAAGTGTAATGTAAACTCATCGGTAGGTATAGGAAATATTCTCATTTGATTATTCATCATTTGGAATGAATAAGCAGATTTTCTAATCTGGTCATTTAATTCTATAGCCTGTACTCTTAGTATATCTTCATATATTGGCATCAAAGTGTAGGTTACTGCAGGTGAGTAAGTGCCAAATCCAAATCCATCTAATAAATTGTGAGTTCCCATACCTGTAGATGCGTATGGGTCAAAAAATCTTCTTATTGCAGGTGTTTGTGAATGATATATTCTTTTTATTTGTATAGCACCACTTTCACTAACATCGGTAAATAATTTATCAAAGTCATATACTTGGCTACCACTTGTTATTTGTATTGAACCAGTCTTAAAACTTGTCAAACCACCCACACCAGCTGCTGTACCATATTCTTCTGCTAATCGTATGGTTCTTCCCATAGTTGGTGTAATATTCTTTTGTGATAGATTAGAACCTGTACTTTGTCCTTTTAACGATAATAAATTATCTGTAATATTAAACTGATTAACTTGTGCTGAATACTCTGTAACTGCTTCTTCAAAGTTAGCATAAAAACTACCTGAAGTTAATTCTACAGCGACAATCGGATATCCTAATCTTTTAGCTGCCCATTCTGCAAATCTATCCACAGAATTAGCGCTTGAGCCTGAAAATTCTGTATCTGAATCATAAAATCCGTAAGGTGTTTGACCTGATGCGAATGAACTACTTCCGGGCCAGATTGGTTCTGCTGCCATAATAAATCTCCAAAATTTGATATTTTAACTCATTAATAAATATCATCGCCAACCAAAAAAGGGGAAACCGAAGTTTCCCCTTTTAAGTTAACTTAACTTAGTTTAAATTAATTAAACGTAGTTAACGTCAGCAACAATGATTTTACCGTAGAATTCACTACGAACCATTTTCTTAGCGTAACGAGTCATAACACCTTTACGTGGTGTAAAGTTCTTAGGATCGTATACTAATGGTGTCATTATTAATGGTACGTATGGAGCGTAAACAGCACCTGTTTCTAAGAAGTTAGATCCTCTAAATCCAACAAGGATTTGGTTCTCTAACATATAAGGGTTCTTATAAACAGTAAATCTGTTATTGATTTGTCCAACTCTCTGTACACCCATTGCGTAGGATGCAGTAGAAGCATCACCATCAGCTGAGCTAGCATATCCAGGAATTGATTCTAAGATTGTAGCTGTCTCAGGAGAAACAACTATGAAGTTTGCACCACCTCTTAGAGTCTTTTGATGAATTGCGTTAGATACTGCTTGTATCTTGTTTCCAAGTGTTTGGAACCACTCGCCTTTAGTGTATGCGTTTGAGTTACCACTTGATTCAGTAAATGAACCTACGCCGTCATACTCATATCCAACTCTTGCTGACCATCTTTCAGTCTTAGCAGATGCATTTGCAAATAACATATCAAGGATTTCTAAGTCGATTTCCATTGAGATGTACTCACTTAACATAGAAGTCAATTCTGCTTCAGCGTCAACTGAATGATAAGCGTTAAGATCCTGAGCAAGCTCTGGAGTCCAAACAGCTTTTAACTTACGTGTTTTTGCAATTATTGGAATACTCTTTAAGCTAATATCAACTTCTGGTATGTCGATGTCAGCTTCAGGATTTGCGTCAACTGCACCTGCACTAGCTTCAAACTCAGTACGTGAGTAGTTTGTTGTTGATTGCTTGTGGAACTTAATTCCAACGCCGTTAGCAGCGTTGAAAGTACCAGAAGCAATAAAACGAACTTCACTGTCATCAGCTGATGCTGAGGTGTATGCTGGGTAGAATGCGGTTACGCCAGAACCAGAAAGTTCGAATGCACGAACTCCATTAAGATCTGCACTTGATAAGTCAGCTGCTCTAACGTGAACGTTAACAAGCCCTGATACAATAGAAGCGGATAGATCTGGTTCATAATTAACATCTTTCCAAACTGCGGAAGATGTTGTGTATTTATTAGCACTAAGTGATGCGGCAATTGTAAGTACACTTGAGCTAAAGTCATTGATGGAATATCCAAAACGACCTGCACCATACAAACCGCCAGATGCATCGCCAGAAGATGATGTATCACCAAAGATATCAGCATTCTCTGTATGCAAACCTGTAGCTTGTGCTGAGCCGTACTTGAAGTCCAAGTAGAAAATAAGACCAGATGGTAAGTTCATTGGCTGAACAGAAACGAATTCCTGTGCTGCTAATTCACCAAAGATTCTACGAACCAAAGGTAGAGCAACTCCGCTCCACTCTTCAGAATTTGCAGAAGTACCAGTCTGAGAAGATTCATCAATTAATTGACGAGCCTGATTCTCAAGAAGAACTGCCATACCGTGTGTCTTTGTTTCATTACCAATACCTTCTAAAAGACCGGTTGGTTCCCATTTTTCTACCAACTTACGTGTTTGCTCTAAAAGCGCACGTTGTGGATTATATCCATCCATAATTTCAGATAATTGTTCGAATTTTGGCATTATATTTTCCTTATTTCTTTCAATTTATCCATTAAAGGATGTTAGCTAATTTCTTAAATCGGTTACGCATCTCACTGCCTTCAGTAATTACTTCCTCTGTTTTTTCAGATTTGGTGCTTGCTGTTGCTTTTGATGCAGAACCCTTCACTTTGACTGATTCATTTACTACTTCGTTCTTAGAACCAAAAGATTCTGCTAATGTTGAGTAAACCAACTTAACTTCTCTAATATTCTTTGCACGATCAAATGTTTCAATCACTTTAACTTTTTGTGCCTCGCTTAAGCCATAAGCACGGAAGAGTTTGTTTGTGAATAAAAGTTTTGCGTTAAGCATATTAACTTCAGAAAGTTCACCTCTTAATACTTCTACAGTATCACGGTATTCTTTCAATTCAGCTTCTAATGCTTCAACTTTATTTTCTTCTTCTTCAACTTCATTCTCTTCTTCGAGTGATTTAAGGATTTCTTCTAAGTCGATTTCTTCATCAACTTCCTCTTCCTCTTCACCTTCAGTCATTTTACCTTTACCAGCTTTGCCAATATCGGTTGAACTACCTGATTTTTTGTCGTGAGCGTTGTCGCCTTTGCCGATTCCTGAGGAAACATCATTTTCATCAACTGTTTCTTCCTCTTCGTCGCCCTCTGCAACAGGCTCTTCATCTGCAGGTTCGTCATCTTCTTCAAGTTCAGATTCGAGTTCCTTAATTACAGCTTCTAGATCTAACTCCTCATCCATTTCATCTTCGTCGTCTTTTTCATCTTCCATCTCTTCTTCATCTTCATCTTTCATTTTCATTTCATCGACTTCGACTTCATCAACTACAGGAGCATACTTTACACCATCAATCTCGATAATTTCAGATTCATCAACTTCTTCTTCTTCATCTTCATCTTCATCTTTCATTCTCATCTCATCCATATCGTCATCTTCTTTAGAATCTTCATCAGATGGATCTTCATCGGCGTCTTTCATTCTCATCTCATCCATATCTTCATCTTCATCATCTTTTTTCATTTCTTCAACTTCGTCATCTTCAGTTACTTCTTCTTCACCCTCGATTTCTGATTGAAGTTTTTTAGAAAGCATAGACTGTATAGTAGGTGTGAAAGCTTCTTCTAATGCTAATTTAGCATTTTCTATTGCTGTTTCACGGACTGCTTTAGCGTCTGCGATGGCTTCTTTCAATAAGTCATCCATTACTAAATCTCCATTTAGGATTCAATATAGTTATTTTGAACTATAATATTATTAAGTTTAAAGCGGAACATCGTATGTCGGTAGAATTACCCACGATGTATTTTTACTTTTCTTACATATAAATATATATAAAGTAAAAAATATCAGTTGTTTTGAGAATTTTTTTTCATTCTCAATTTTGCTTTCAAACGTTTTTTTCTTTTTGTTATAGATGGTTTTTCATAGAACCGTCTGTCTTGTAACTCTAAAAGTATTTTAGAATCTTTTACTTTTCGTTTGAACTGACTTATAGCCTTTTCTATATTATTTTTACGAACCTTTACTTCTATCAAGTTAACCTCTACTTATCTTTACGAGCTGCTATAGCTTTTGCTATTGCTTTTCTTCTTTTTGCTAGATACTCATCTGAATCATCTTTATCACCATCGTTATCAATATCACCATCTTCTTTACCAACTGGATCCATAGCTTCACCTAATTCAAAGTATCTTCCAAGAATGTTACCCATATCCTCATATAATACAGCCATTCTTTCTTTTAGTTGTTGTGCTTCACCAGCTATCTTACCAAATTGTTTGGAAAAGCCAGTTAATTCTTTCATATTACGATTTACTGTAATCTTATCAAAATTCTCATCAGCTTCAGTAAGAGCATATTGTTTAGCATATTCTGCTAATTCAGAAAGTCCTTTAGCTACTTCTCTCAAATCATTCTCACCAAAAATGGTTTTTCTATAGTTACCAAATGTGGATAACTTTTCTGTTAACTCAGATGCAGATACGCTTGTTTCTTCTTCATCCATACTTTCTTGCTTAATAAGTTTTGATAACTTAATACCATTCCCTATTGGCTTCTCAGTAACAACACCACCTATTGTTGCAAATTCTTTGATAATATCTTTCATTTTAACCATTATTGGCTCCTTACTTTCTAAGTTTTCCTCGTTTAGAGTATCTTCTGAAACCATCTCTTACTCGGTTCCATAAAGCCCTCATTAAATCTTTTTGTCCTGTACCAGTATCTCTAACTGGACCTGACATAATTGCTCTTTGTAAATCCATAGCATCGTACTTACCAGCTTTTACACCATCCATCATCATTTTTACAGTTTGTGCTGATGCTTTACCAATCATCTTTCCCATCTTTATAACATCTTGTTCAACCATTTTCTTTGCTTCTGGCGAACTAAATGGTAATTGTGATGGTGAACTAAAAGGTGCTTCATCAACCATATTTTCCATTAGTCTTTTATAAATAGATTTTTTCATTATCTTCTTAGTCCTAATGATTTTCTAAGTCTTAATGACTTCATTCTTTTTCTTAAAATTCTTTTACCTTTTGCTTTTCTTTTTATAGCAGCTCTTCTCTGCCCCCTTTTCTTTCTAACTCTTTCACCTGTACTTACCATCACACAAGCTTTTTTGGATGGACTATACTTCATACGAGGTGGACAAAAGGCTTTTAACTTAACCCTACGATTTCGTATTACTCTACGTTTTCTTAGTTCAGTTAGAAAAGCTAATGCAATTTCATCAACTGTTTTTGAATTCTCCCACATTTCATCTTCAACTAAGTCAAAGAATCCATTCCTATCAGCGTATTCTATTAAACCATATATCTCGGTTAGTTTCATTAAATTAACTTACCTTTGGATTTTTCTTTAATACGTAAACCACTTTGTTGTTAGTAGCCATATGTTTTGGTGCAAATTCATATAATTGATTTTGTTGAAGTTTAGATATATCTATTCTTCCACCATCCCATAAATCTATATGTCCTGTAGTACCTGATTCAGCAACAATAACACCACCCATTCCAAAGTCGGAACCTGTGAAACTAGCACTTGTATTACTAACTTGAATTACTCTAGTCCATTTGCCAGGAACTCCAAATTTTTGAGCCTGGTTATAATCGGTTGGGTGATCGTTCATTCCCATAATTTACTCCTAAGTATTTTTTCTTTTCCAGTCAGCTAATTTGACTTTCATTTCAATCACATATTTTTTATAAAAACGCTGTAGCTCTAATACTTGTCTTTTGTAGTCAGCATCTTTATCTTTTGCTAAATCTTTCATAAGAGTTTTCATATTTCTATCAACTCTATCCATAGCACTTTCAATAGATTTAAAGTAATTATCATATCCAGCAAAACCCATCTTTATCTTTCCTTCAGATAATCTAAAATTTCTCCACTTAGTCCACATTTCTTTTGTGTATTCTGGCATTATTCTTCTCTCATTATCTGATTAATAACGTGTTCTACTTTACAATAATCTCCACAAGTTCTACCTTGTGTCTTATCTACTGATTCATTCATTGGATACATAAATGCACCGTGTGTAGATGGATTGGATACGAAATCAAAAGCGATGAGTTCAAAATCTTTTTGAACTTCCTGTGCCTCTTTACCACTATCTTCAGTTACAGTCTCTACTGAACCAACACCTCTTGATGAAATACCTAACTTGATACCATTTTTAAATAACTCTCTTAAAATATTACCACTTGGTGTTGTTAAAATTTCTACTTCACCTATTAAATCGTTTCCTCTCCAATTCATATCAGTAATATTATGTGAAACGTTAGCAAGGTTTACTACTGAACTATCTGGATGGTCAAGTTCACCCATAGCTCTCTTTTCTTTTACAAAATTCTTTGAATACTCGTTAGCTTCTCTAACTAATATTTCTTTAGGATAAACTCTACCATTTTGGTTTTTAGCTTCTGCTCTTTGTAATACACCACGTACAACTAACTTTCCGTTGTTCTCTTTTACAGATTCAGTTATCTGTTCAGGTGTTACTTCAAAAGGTAGATAATCTACTATAAGTTGTTTATTCATACTATTTCACTTTCTTATAAATACGTTCAACCTCTTTCATAAAAGAAGTTATATTCTTTTTATACATTCTACCTATCTCTTTTGAAAGTTGTACGTTAGTTGGATTAGCATCTTTTAATATCGCTTGTTGCATATCAAACATAGATTTTCTTAATCCAGCTTCTTTTTTCATCAGTTTCATCTTAGAAGCTTTAACAGCCTTTTTATCGAGAGGTGATTCTACTAAAAAATCTTTTAGCTTTATCATTGTAATTTACCGATTTTGTTAGATAGTCTAACTAATCTTTCTGCTATTTTACTTAAAGCCTTATGTGTATTTTTCCAATATGAACTTGAGTCTACTTTTAATTCACTTTTTAGTCTAACAGCCATATCGATTTGTTTACTTAAATTTTTCAATGTGTAATTTACTTCACGCATTGATTTACCAATTTTTTGTCTTGGTGTGAACTCTTCATTATTTCTCCAGTCGTGGTATCTACCCTCATTTATATCCTCAGATACATAACCACTACCACTAGCTATTTGCTTTCTTCTATCCAATGGAACACCATCCTTAGTACCTTTACCACTAAAGGCTCTTGGTGTCATATAGCCTGGCGTAGCTGAAGAAGTTGATACCTCTTCAAGTTCTTGTCTTATTAGTTCTTTAAGAAGTTCTATTAGTTCACTTTTTTTCATTAACTTTTCCTAATTCAGTTACTAAATCATAATAACGTAAAACAGAAGTAAGTGTTTTCTCTGATACGTGTTTTGTATTCTTGATTTCTTGTATCTTATTGATAGCACCGTGTAACTTAATTCGTGTGATTTCATCGTTAACTTTATTAACGTGTTTTTCAAGTTTTGCTTCAATAATATCTAATTTATCATTAACAAAAGTTTTTAATTCTTCATTATCAGAAACATTGTAAATATATTTCTTCAATACTTCTTTTTGCTCTGTAGTTAACTTAGAGTATTTTTTATTAAACTTATCAACCAATGTTTTGTAAGCAAGTAATCTAACATCTGTATCACTTTTTGAAAATTCACTAAATACTTCATTCTCTTGTACTGGCTTTTTCTTTGGTGATGTTGATATAGTTTCGATTAGAGTAAATTTACTGTTTACCTTTGCAACTGGATTGAGTATTTTATCAGAAGATACTTCTTCAAATAGATTGTAAACAGAAGCGTAAAATTTATAATTTGGAATTCTTGCGTTAAAAAATTCTTTTGAATCAAATGATTCGTTTACTCTTTTAACTAAGTTATATTTTTCTTTGCGTAACTTAGAATTAGATAATTTTTGTCTAGTTTCCAAAACTACGTTAAGTAAATCAGTTGCCATAGCCTGATTTTTAGTTTTTTTATTTTGTAAGATGTTATATAATTCTAACTCTTTTGATATTTCAGTATCTTTTCCGAAAAATTCTTTAAAGATGCTAACTGCTTTACTTTTAGTGTTATCATTGAGAACATCGGCAGTTAACTTCCTCGCTAGAAGTTCATACATTATACCAACATTCTTTACTTTGGAATGTTTTATTTTATTCATCACACAAATGCTCCGTGTTATCGTAATTTCTCTTAACTATAAATATATAAATACATTAAATTTTGTTATTTAGAGTAGAATCTACTTCCTTTTCATACTCTTTTTTTAACTCTTCTGATTCATTTATGATTTTTTTATCGTTTTTAGCTATCTTTTTTAGAGATGTTTTCATATTATCATAGTGAGCTAGAGCTAAATTAGTTGCAGCAACTACTCTATCGTGTTTACCTAAAGGATCTCTTCCTCTAGCACTTCCATCTTTACTGTATTTTGGTAATTCTTTTGGTCTTCCAGCGCCTTCGTGTCCACCCTCTGGTGCTCCACCCTCTTCATCAAACTCATCTAACTCGTGTCCTGTTCTACCCATAGCCAAATCTGCTGGTGTTCCTTGTGATTGTCCTGATTTTTCAGGATCATTACCCTCATTTTCTATCTGAGAGCGTCTGAACTTTTCTTTAGTATCATCTATTATCTTGTCTCTCTCTTTTTTAATATCATCTTTACTGAAATTAAATACATTTGAGTAAATCCAATCAGAAGAAACTAACCCATCTTGTAACATCGAAGATGCTAATTGTGTCTTACTACTCCACAACTCTACTTTTTCTGTTTCATATATTGTAGATGGGTTTGTTAAATTTAATTCAAAGTTTACTAATTCAGCATCTTTAAATCCTTGTGCATATAAATGAACAATAGCTATCTTAGTTAACTCTGATACTGTAATTCTTTGTAATCTTTCTATGGTACGAGCAAATCTTACATCCTCAGCTGCTAATGTAGCTTTAGCACCCAATCCCTCTTCATATCCTAAGAAAGCTTTTGGTACTCTTAATGCAGCCATCATTTTATTTCTGAGGTATTCTATATCATCAGTAGCCTCATATGTTAAGCCTGGTAATGAATCGATTTGTGTTCCACTATCACCACCTCGAACTGGTAAGAAGAAATCTTCAGTTATGTTTTGCATATTGTATTTGAGATTATATTCGCCTGTTGTTTGGTCTATAATAGGTGCCTTCTTCATCTTATCAACAATTTGCCCCATATAGTTATCAACTTCATTTGGTGGTATGTTTCCAATATCTACTCTAAACACTCTCTTTTCAGGTGCTCTCATAATACGATGAATTAACATCGCATCTTCCATAAGAGATAATTGTTTCCATATTTTTCTACCACTCTCAATCATTGATTTACCGTAAGGTAAATAGTTTGTATCAGCCAACATTCTAAAATGTGCTATTTCAAAATTTTCAAACTCTGTCTTAATAGTTGATACTGAACGTCTTGGGTCTGATGTTTCTTGTACAAATTTTACCATCTCAGGATTCTCAGGATCCATTCCCTCTATCCTTGATAAATCATATGGAGACATTGGTTCTACATTTGTAATACCATATTTTTCTGCGATGTTTAACTTTAAAAAGAAATCTCCATACTTACACATATTACGAATCCACGGCCAGAGATTAAATTCTATATTTAAAATATCATAAAATAAGTTATTTAAGATTTCTTGTATATTCTTATTACTTGAATTTATGGTTAATACGTTTCCATACTCTGATTTCATTGTTGATTCATCAGCGTAAATATCTAATGCAGAACTAATGATTGGGTCAGCATCCATCGATTCATAATCTTTAAATAATCCCAACCTTACAGTACGAACCATAGCGGTATCTGAATAACCACTTAATCCTAAAGGACCTGCGCTACCTTTATACAGCTTAGTATATCTATCTACTAAATGTGATTTAGCATTAGCTTGTATTTCATCGGTATCTATTACTTTTAATTTTCTTCCACCAACGTTTCTGATTATTACATTTGTAGAAAACAATCTTTGTAGTCTACCAAATAATGATGTATCAGCCATTTTTTACCTCACTATAAAAGCCATTCAAGGCTTTCCTTATTTTTACCGACTTCCCATTTCCAAGAATCGGCTTTATCTGTTTTGTTAGTATAGACTCCTTGACTATTATACTGATTCATACTATCAAGAGCTTTTCTCTGTAATTGAACACCTTCAGCACGTAATCTAAGAGCAGTTTCTCTTACCCATAGAGCTACAGCATATGACATAACTAAGTCATCATTGTATCCTCTCATTGCCTCAGCGCGTTGCCCGTTATATATAAATACAAACAACTCATCAATTAAACGATTTGAACTAACTTCTACTAACTTTTCTCTAAAAAATTCTTCTAATTTAGCAACAACTAATGGTCTTGTTTTCATTGACATTGTGAAACCAGGCACCATCTTCTTTTCTTCTCTATAATGTTTATTTGTCATTTGATGTTCTACATCAACATACTTTAAATCTTTACTCATATAGAATAGGTTAGGGTAACCTCTATCTATAATTTGTTGAATAGCTGCCCAACCAATATTGTTATTCTCCACAACGAGTAATGCATTGTTATACTCTGCAGATATATTAACTAACAAGTTACCAAAATCTCTTGTAGACAAAACACCTTTGTATTCTGCTACTTGTTTTAAAGTTTCTAACTCAAGTATATGAAATGCTGAAAAGTCTGTAGAATCTCCCCTACTAACGTCAGCACTAACTATGTAATCTTTAGTATAATTTGGTGGTTCCCATATCCATAAATTACTATCCACTCCACGTTTTTCCATAGGTTCATTAACAAACTTAGTTTTTTGTTCTTCAAGTAGAACACCATCAATTACAGTTTGTCCTGAACTTATAAAATCACAATCACATTCTTGAGCTGCAAGTGATGGACCAAGTAATTTATCTTGTTCATCTCTCCACTCTTGCCCTCTATCTGGATGTACAGTCCAATGAAGTTTGATAAAATTAAAATCATTAATACCATCTTCAGCATCCATCCAAGTTTTGTGAAACCAATTACCAATACCATTAGGTGTAGATAGTGCGATACATTGTCCACCAGTTGATAGTGTCTGAGAAGCCGCTGCCCATATCCCATCAATCTTTTCAATGAATGCTGCCTCATCAAGTATCAGTAACGATAGTGCTTCAGAACGACCACTATCCTCACCACTTGATACAGCTTTAATTTGAGAACCATTTTTATATCTAAGATTTAATTTATTATCTTCAACACACTTTGCCTTTAACCAAGTAGGTAAATTTGCGTGCATCACACGAACTTTAGTAACCAAGTTTTTAGCAACATCTTGTTTAGTTGCTATAACCAATATATTCTTATCTTGATTAAAAGTCATCATCCATAGTGAGTAAGCAGCTGTAAGAGTTGATATACCTAATTGTCTAGCTTTTAAGATAACGTTAAATCTATGTAACAATAAATCAGACATAGTTTTTTCTTGAAACTCATACAAATCAAAAGGTATCTTACCTTTCATTGGATGTTGAATGACACAATACTTCTTTACAAAGTAGCTTGGGTCACTAGCACATTTAAGATATTCTTTTTTAATAGCTTCTTTTAGTGGTGCTGGATTAGCCAATTATCTTTCCTGTTTGGTTAATAAGTGTGATTACTGCATACGATAATACAGAACCATATCCAAAATATAACCATTTGTTTTCATACCAACTTGGTTTAACTAACTTAACCTTTTTCTCTGTAAGAGCTAATTGTTCGTTAGTTAGTTTTATTTCTTCTTCAAGTGTAGTAATCATTATAGCTTTCAAACTATCTTGATATGTTAGAGAATCTACTTTGTTTTCTAAATAGATAAAATCATTTTCAAGGTTAATCATTTCCTCATCAGTAAATGTAGTTTGTGCACCAAGACTTACCATAAGTAGTGCAATAGCAGTTATCATACTAACAACAAATTTTATTGTAAACTCTGGATTATCAGAGAAAAATAAATCTAAAATTCTTTTCATTTTTTAGCTCTCGCTTTCAACGATGTTCTAGCAGCTTTTGCTGTCTTGACATTTGGTTTCTTTTTAGGTGTTTTTTTAACAGCTTTCTTTACTGTAGCTTTTTTCTTTTGTACTACCTTTTTAGCTTTCTTAACTTCTTTTACTTTCTTATCAATCTTCTTAACTTCTGCTTTTTTCTTAGCAGATGCCTTACCACTTAATCCTAAGATACCTAAGATAGCCATTATTATTTTTACTAAGCCTTTCATACTATGCCTCTCCGTGTCTTGTTAAACCGATGTTTGTTAATATATCATCAAGGGATACTCCCTCTTTACCAGCAAATTTGTGAATTTCGTTTTCTACTTCAGTAAAAGCGTGTAAAGCACTATCTAAATCTTTATGATTATCTGCGTGATATACTCTACATATCTCTTTTAAATTAGATACTAAATCTAATAATCTATCAAGTACTTTTGTACTAATCGTTACTGATTGTTTCATCTTCTACCAAACTATGTAAATATTTTTCTGCTTCATCTGCCATCTTGTTCATATGTTCTCTTGTCTTTTCACTAATCTCTAATTTTTCTCTATCAACACTATATCCATCAACATATGGTTGGTGTAGAACTTCAGGACTTTCTTGCTCTCTCCACTCCTTTAATCCTTGTAACATATCTTTTACAAATGCTTTTTTATTTTCTTCTATCTTATTCTTTTCCCACTCTTCATATTCACCTGAAATACGAAGTTTATTTTCTATAGTTATTTGACAATCAAAACAATGTCCAAATAATCTCCACATTTTATCATCTAAACGATTTTTCATTGTTTTATTACACTCAGGACAAAACCACGGCATCCGTACTTCTTTCATTATCTCCGATAATCTATCTATCTTATCACCTTGCTTTTCCCAAGCCTTTCCATCTTTATCTCCATTGTATCCTACTTGTACTCTTTTCTCAGGAGTTTCTCCACGTAAGATAGATTTTAACGCTTTGTTTTGTCTTTCCGATTCTTTACTATAACCAGCCATATAATTTATCCAAACTTTAATAATCCGAGGATTTGATTGATTGGTGCGAATGCACCTGTAAATTTATATATCTTATTTTTATACTTAAAAACAATTCCCTCTGATGGAACGATAGCATCTGAACCACCAATAGCCTCAAACTTCTCTAACTGCCTTTTTAGAGTATCTAACTTAGATACATCTTTTGCAGATTTGAGTTGTTTAACTGCAGCATCAACTTCTTTCTTCATCTTAGCCACGGTTGCTTTTGGATTCGCTGCTAAGAAACCACTAACGTTTTTAAGTATCTCTGCACCCAATTCAAAAAATAAAATTTCAAATGGTTTTATATTATCTTTTTGTAACTTTTTCAAATCTTTTTTGTCTGTAGATTTAGCCCAATCTAAAAACTTTTCATTCTTTATATTCTTTTTATCTAACCTAAAACTTTTGTCTAAGAATGCCCATCTTTTTGTTAATTTAAGTAAAACAGTTCTTGGAATTCTATACTTGTATTGTTTAGATGCATTATATATGAATTCCATCCAATAAGTTTCGTGATACTTACCTAAAGTATCATTATCCTTTAGTCTATAAATATTCTGTAATTTCTGTAACTTCGATAAAAAATATTTTTGTCTTTTAGCAAAATCTTGTGTTTTAGCTACTTTTAAAAAATTAGGTTTAGAAATAGTAAATTTTTTCTGTACGTGTTGATTTACTTGTCTAATCATACCCTCTAGTATACGAGCTAAAGATGCATCAATTTTTTTAGCTACACCAGCTTCAGTATACTCTGTAGCGTTATGAAAAACTAAGTAAGCTCCATCATAATTGACTACATTAGCAGATGCTGGATACATAACCTCTAAGTTCATCCACCTCTTACCATTACCAAAAACTTTTTCTTTTTGTTTATCTGATAACTTAGTTATAGCTTTACTTAAATCTTTCATAGCAAAAACAAATGTATCCTTAATAACTCCTCTACCAGCAAACAAACTTTTTACAGCATTGATGTTTAAAGCGTTTTCTCCAAAACCTTTTAGCTGTCCTTTGTTTCTAGCTGCTACTAACTGATTACCTTTCCAACTAATTAGTAAGTTTTGTCCATCAAGTTTTTCTGTAACGTTATCCTCACGATTAAGTTTACCACTTAGTCCTAATTTTATTATTTTCTTTAAATCTCCAAAAGTTAAATCAGCATCATCAAATGGATGATTCATATGTCCAGCAGCACCACCCTCAAGTAATTGAACACGATCAGAACCTTTTGGAGTGCTTGTTTTACTTACCTCTTTTAAAGATTCTAACCACCACTCTTTAGAAAAGTTATCAAATTTTACTCCCTCTTCTTTAGATTTTGATTGAGCATTAATAGCACTACCGTGTGTTGCTCCTGGCACTACTAAAACTTTCTTACCTTGTTTTTTCAACTCTTCCATTTTACGAG